ATCCTTTTACGATTAAGGACCCTCAATTAAAAGTTTGGTGTTATTTTACAGGATTGGGTAATCATATAAATGAAGACATCTGGCACAACCACACCCGGACTTCTAATATTAACTCTGTCCTTTATTTAGAAACCGTAAAGAATCATGGAATTAAATTTAAAATAGGTGAAGAGTCTTGGTATGTAGAACCACAAAATTTTGACTTGTTAATTTTCCCCGGATTTTTAAATCATTTACCTATTACTTCAAAGACTCAACAAAGAATCTCTTTAAATTTAGAATTAAAATGTAACGAAGCGGATAAGGATATTTTTGGAATATGAGATGGAACTACTGGTCTTGGAAGAAATTTATATCTATGGAAAATATTAAAGAAATAAATAAAAAAATAAAAACACATTCGGTAGATAAAAAAGATGTACCTTCAAGCTCTAAAAAGACTTCTTCTGTTAAGTTTATTAAATATAATACTATTAAGAAATATTTAAATAATAGTTTAACAGATCTTTATGACTGTAATGAAAAACACTTTGGATCTCATCTTCATGAATTTCCAGAGGATACTCTATTATTCTATAATATTTATGACAAAGGAAATGAATATCAATGGCATGTTGATGCCAACGATGAAAATGATGACTATGATATTAAATTTACAGTTATTATTAATTTGTCTGACACCAAATATGAGGGGGGAGAGTTTAAAATATGGTGTCTTGAAAAACCACAAACAGTTAGAGAATTAAATAATCCAGGGGATATGATTATGCTTAGATCCTATCATTTACATAAAGTAACTCCTGTTATAAAAGGAACAAGAAAAAGTCTACTAATGTTTTTAATGGGGCCTCCTCTACAATGAATTTTAAAAGTTTATATTGGTACTTTACATCTGTATTAACCCCACGGTTTTGTGATGACGTAATTAAGTATGGGCTTCAGCAACAAGAACAACCAGCTTTAACGGGACGTATGGGTACACATAGGGATATTAAAAAAGACCCATTAACGAAAGAGGAAAAATTACAACTCAAACATAAAAGAAGTTCGGATGTTGTTTGGTTAGCCGAACCATGGCTTTATAAAGAAATTCATCCCTATGTCCATATAGCCAATAAAAATGCTGGCTGGAATTTTCAATGGGACTTTACAGAGCCTTGCCAATTTACAAAATATAAACTTGATCAATATTACGATTGGCACTGTGATAGTTGGGCCGAGCCTTATAAAAATGACAAAATTAAAAATAAGAATCTGGACGGTAAAATTAGAAAGCTCTCGGTGACCTGCCAGTTAAGTGATGGCTCTGAATATAAGGGCGGAGAATTACAATTTGATTTTAGAAATTATGAACCTCATTTACGAGATGAAATTGAACATTGTCATGTTGTTAAAGAAATATTACCACGAGGATCGATTATAGTATTTCCTTCTGAAGTATGGCATCGGGTTAAACCTGTTACCAAAGGCGTAAGATATTCCTTGGTGATGTGGAATTTAGGACAACCCTTTAAATGATAAAGCATCCTAAAAATTTTGGATATACGATGACTCAACTTCCAAAAGATTTATATACTTCTTTGTTAAAGGAATGCAACCTTGCTCAAGAAAAGAATAAAGAATTAACTACTGCCATTTCTGGGACGAATACCCCCAAGCATTATTTAATTAAGGATAATCTTGTCGCTTTAATTCAATTTGTGAAAAAAACTGTTGACGAATATGATAAAGCTTTTCCTTCTTTAGGGGATATAGCGGTTTTAACAAAGAATGTTCCTTTTTATATAGAAACCCCCTGGGTGAATTTTCAAAAAAAACATCAGTTTATTCCTAATCATTATCACGTAGGTATTTATAGCTATACGATCTGGATGGTAATCCCTTATGACATTGAAGAAGAATTAAAAAATAGTAAGGGAGGTTTAGGGGGTCATGCTTCTTGTTACGAACTTACTTATATAAACAGTATAGGAACAATTAACCATGAGATTATGAAAATAGGTAGAAAAGACGAAGGGACTATGATATTATTTCCAGCTAAAATGCATCATTGCGTTTATCCTTTTTACACCAGCGATGCAACTCGTATTTCAATATCTGGCAATGTTTTATTAAAAGGATGAAATGAAGATAGATAATTATTTTGGTTCTCCTCTATGGAGTGAAGAAAAGCCCGATTTTATAAAGTCAACAATTAAAGCTACGGATAAATATATTAAACAAGCTCGACAAGTAAATAAAGTAGCTATTAAATCCACAGGAGATTTTGGTTTATCTCACCATTCAAAACAACTCCTATCGGATCCGGCCTTTAAAGATTTAATAGATTACATTGGTAATAAAGCATGGTCTTTTTTAGATTGGCACGGTTTTGATATGAGTCATTATCAGACTATGATTTCACAAATGTGGGTGCAAGAGTTCGCTAAAAAAGGAGGAGGACACCATTCCTTACATGTTCACCCAAATGATCATGTCGCAGGCTTCTACTTTCTAAAGTGCAGTATGAAGACTTCTTTTCCTATTTTTCATGATCCAAGACCAGGGGCACAAATGACAAAATTACTTTTAAAAGATCATACGAAAATTACACCGGGAACAGATACTATACATCGTAGACCTACACCAGGCATGTTAATGTTATTTAATGGGTATCTTCCCCATGAATTTTCATTGGACGCAGGTCATGAGCCTTTTAGGTTCGTTCATTTTAACTTACAAGCTGTTTTAAAAGGAATGGCTAAAGATGTCGTTTAAAAAAAATAAGTTTTGTATTATTAAAAAAGCCATTGAGGCTAACCTAGCGGAATTCATTTATAATTATTTTCTAATTAAACAGGAGGTAGCAAAAACACTGTTTAAAACCAAATGGATCTCTCCTTTTGAAACAATTCTAGGTACATTTGATGATAAGCAAGTACCAAATTCATATGCCCATTACGCGGACATTGCCATGGAGACTTTATTAATAAAGCTGCAACCATTAATGGAAAAACACACAGGCTTAAAGTTACAGCCAGCTTATTCCTATGCACGGCTTTATAAAAAAAATAATATCCTGAAAAGACATAAAGACAGGTTTAGTTGTGAAGTCTCTACAACAATGTTTCTAGGAGGAGATCCTTGGGATATTTATTTAGAATCTTCTGGTAAAAAAGGAATGAAAGGAATTAAGATTGATTTAAAACCTGGAGATATGATGGTTTACAGAGGATGTGAAGTAGAGCATTGGAGAAATAAATTTAAAGGTAAAGAGTGCGCACAAGGATTTTTACATTATAATGCTATAACCACCTCAGGAGCTAAAACAAATATCTTCGATGGAAGACCTCATGTCGGAATCCCTGGTGGATTCAAAATATTTTCGGATCCAGCTACATATGGTTATAAAAGAAGTATAAAATAAATGGAAATCATTGAAACTTTTAAAACGCCTATCGCAAAATTTTATTTACAAGAAAATTTAAAACTTCTAATAGAGTTTGTAAATAAATTAAAGAAAGAAGGTAGACAACAAAGTAATGAAGGTGGTTTTCAAAGTGAAGACTTGGATTTAAATCTTAAAGAACTACGTAGCCTTTCAAAAAATATAAGTGTCTATGCTAATGAGTTTAAGAAAAAATTTTATTATAAGAGTGATATTAAAATAATAAATATGTGGATTAATGTTAATCAAAAAAATAATTATAACTTAGTCCATAATCATCCTTTCTCCAGTTTTTCTGGAGTTTTTTATATTCAAACTCCCGCAAATTGTGGAAACATTGTTTTTCGTAATGATTCTAAGATTGAACTTTTTATGCCTGTAGAAAACTTTACTAATTATGGTCACTACAATTCGTTATCATGGACACTGCCCGTAAAAGAAAATATACTTTATTTATTTCCTGCTTGGCTCACACATATAGTTAAATCTAATCAAAGTAATGAGGAAAGAATTTCGGTTTCTTTCAATATACGATAAGATGCCACAAAATAAAAACATACTAGAGATTAAAAAGGTTATTCCCCATGTGGGGGGTTGGTTAAAAGTAAAACTTTCTAAACCGACGATAGATAAACTATGGACTTATGCTAAAAAAGCCAAAGAAGACTATCGAGGAAATTTAGCTGGCAATATTTCTAAAGAGTTTAAAATGATTGATGAGAACAATTGGTTCTTTGATAGTGTTCTACAAGATTTGATAGGGGCATATCAAAAAGATTTTTCAAATTTAGGTGGGACCTTTCTCACACATGATCATAAATATATTTTGAATCAATGGTGGATCAATTATCAAAAACAAAACGAGTTTAATCCTATTCATGATCATTCTGGAGTATATTCTTTTGTTATTTGGATGCAGATTCCATATGATGTTAAAGAGCAACGGGACCTTCCTTTTGTTAAAGGTTCTAATTCCCCACGCGCCTCTGTTTTTGAATTTACTTACATAGATATTTTAGGACATCTTTGCCACGGCCCTTATGACGCCGCAGAAGGCTATATGTTATTTTTTCCCTCAAAATTAAAGCATCAAGTCTATCCCTTTTATAAGTGTTCTAAAGAAAGAATCAGTATTAATGGGAATATTTATTTGGATTCACAACAAATTATTTATAAAAAGTAAAGAAATAATCCAGGAGTTTTATATGTTCTCTTCCTTTATTCTAATATATATTATATAAAAAGGAATAATATGCCTCTAACACAGCTACAAATAACGCCTGGAATAGATAAAGAGAATACACCGACAGCCGCGGAAGGTAAGTGGATCGATTGTGATAAGGTACGTTTTCGATGGGGTCTACCTCAAAAGATTGGAGGATGGGAACCCTTATCTGCTGATTATTACTTAGGCACGGGAAGAGCCTTATTTAATTGGTTCGATCTGGACGGCTTTAGATACTCAGGTCTTGGGACAAATAAAAAACTCTATATTTATCGAGGAGGATTAACTCTGGATATTACTCCTATTCGATCGACTGCCAATATCACTGATGTTTTTACTACTGTGAATGCATCTGTAAATGTAGAGATTACACACGCAGCTCACGGTGCTGACGAAGGTGATTTTGTTACCATTTCAGCTACGAGTGCAGCTAGTGTAGGCGGGATCGCCAATACAGCTTTAGATA